AGAAGGCTCCGTTGACGCTAAAATCGAACTCGGCCCCATCATCGATGTTGGCTTCGGTCGCGCTGATGAGGGCTTGGATGCGCCACATCATGGTCTCCTTGAGCAGGAAGCGGTCGCTGATGACCTCGCCATTTGCGCCCTTGTAGCGGAGGGTGGCAACGCTGTTGCCGGACTTGTCGAGACCATCATCCTTGCAGGAATTGATGACCACGGTGTATTCGCCGGGACCAGCGAACGGCTTAACTTCTGCGGCGGAACGATCAACTTTGAATGTCATGTGAGTATGTATGTGTTGGTTTGTTTATTCGGACTGACGAGCCGCCCACACGGGCAGCGAAAGGGATTGGATCTGGGATGAGTAACAGGGCCAAGAGTTGAGTTCTTGGCATTCGATGAATGTCTTGAGCTGCTCATCAATGACGGAGTGACCGACATCGATGGCCAGTTGATCGAGTTCGTAGCAAGCGACCCCGTAAGGAGCCTCCTTCTCGACTGCGATGAACACGAACCGGTTGATACCGGTGATGCGCTGATACCAAGCGGCTTGAACGTGGTACCGGAACTGAGCGACGGACTTGGCGAAGGCGTTGGCCGATGCGTCCTGGGTGGTCTTGAGATCGATGATGTAATCACTGCCCATACCATCGATGCGGGCTTTGACCTCCACACCGTTCCAGTTGTCGAAGTACGATACCTCGGCCTTGATGCCATTGAGTAGGCCAGAAGCTGCTGGATGAGCGTGAACCGCAGCGGCTGCTCCGGTGATGTTATCCCATTGCTCCTGCGGCAAAGGGGTCTTGCCAGAGTCCAGAATGGCTTGCCACGCGGCTTTGCCCTCCTTGGTGCGTCGATCTCCATCGAACACCGTGTACTGGCCTACGAAGCGATCAGGCTCCAGCACGGCGCAATGAGCTGCGGTACCGAACTCCAGTGCGGGACTGGATTCATTGCGGGTGGTTCCATCCTGCCAAGCGCGGAAGTGAGCGGGCGACTTGCGGAACTGATCGAGACCGGACTTCGAGAGTGCCTTCGTGGCGTGGTAAACCTCCGCCGCTAAGTTGTAGATGGCATCAGCCATTGGACACCTCCGTGGCAACGATCTCGGGGCTGACGATCACCGGCAGCTTGCTCAGGATGAGGTCAGGCTTGGCGATGTACTTGGAGGCGATGGAATCGTCGAGGTCGCGGAAGGTCTGACCATCCTTGATTCGACCGGCTTTGAGGAGCAGGGCGTTCACATCTTCCTCGCGATCCTCGAACAGGGCTTCGAGCTTGGCGGTGATGTCGAAGCTCTTGGTGGGAGCAGCAGCAACTTCAGTCACTGCGGGCTGGAAGTCTTCAGTCTCTTCCGGCGTGTAGATACCGGCGACCACTTCAGGTGCCAGCATGCGGATAGCTTTGGAGATGCATCGAGCGCGGAGCATTGCACCCGGATCTTTGGCCCACCCGGAACCCGGCTTGGCGGGGAGGAGCTGAGCGAGCTTCGCATCCTCGACTGAGAAACCGATCTCGCAGGAATTGCCGTCGTAGGTCCAGAGGGCGATTGCAGCTCTGGAGTCGAACTGCTTCCAGAGAACCTTACCACCACGGGCGCGGTATCCGGCCAGCATGGCATCGGAGCGCATGCTGAGTGAGCCATTGATGATGTGGTACTCTCTCTTGAAATCGAACGGGGTCTTCTTCTCGGCGGCGCATTGCCACGCGATGAGTTTTCCCTGTTCGACCTTGGTGCATCCCAGCATTCCGCTGGCTGCGATCCACTCGCCCATCTTCTCGATGGCGGTGATGGGGTCACCGATCTTGGCGTACATTTCGCCAGAGTCGGTCTGTTGCGTTGTCGTTGTTATTGCATTCATTGTGGGTTTTGTCGGAGGAGTTCCTCGATTACATCGGAGCGGACACGGATAGTGCGCTTCGTGGCTTTCATAGCCGGAAGTTTTCCTGACCGAATCCACCGCCTTACCGTCTCGGGATGAGTCCCGAGAGCCGAGGCGATCTCTTGGACGGTTAGAAGTTTTACGCTCACGCAAGCGAATGTAGCCGCGTGTTGCAAACTGTCGAGAGAAATCTTTTGGGAATTTACTGCGAGGGCTGTTCGGGGAGCGTTCCCATCTGGCTGTAAATGTTCATCAGCTCAAGTGCAGCTTCTCGATTTGGAGCCCTATTTACGCTGTCAATCAACGCCTGAAGCCCTGCTGCCGAAGCAGCTTTGCTCTTGAGTCCGGTGGCCCCAACGGTGCGAGCCAAAACCTTTGACGCGAGAGCGGTTCCGCCAATGTCCAATCCCGTGACCAGTGCCGCTGCCAATGCGCTTTTTCCAAATCCCTGATTGGATCCCAAAGCGGCTGCTCCTGCAATTCCGCCCAATGCCAGCGGACCTTTTAATCCGGCCATAGCACCTCGTTCGATCAAGGTGCCGCCAGTCGTTTGGCCAGCTCCACCAGCCATCCTCTGACGTTCAGAAATGATTTCAAGACCTGGAATCAGATCGTTTTCAATCTTGCTCAGAAGATTGGGTCCCAGAATGTCCGCATAACGCTCTCTTGAAGACTTGTTTTTCAGGGCATCTTTGATTCCCTGAAGATCCAAAGATCTGGCACCCTTGCTGACACCGCCGGAGGTTCTTCCGAAAAGAAGGTCTTCGACCGCTGATGCGCGAGTGTTGACCAGCGCATTGGCCGCTTGCTTGCGGAGTTCTGGGGTGGCACCAGAAACAACCTGGTCCTGAAGCACGTTCATCACGGATCGGATGTCCTTGGAGTCGTCTAAAATGCCGAGAATTCGTTCGCTCACCTGGTATCCAGCCAGTGTGTCTGACTTGGCAAACTCTTTGGCTTTGGCCGCAGTGCTGGCCTCTTCACCCATATTTGAAGCGATACGGTTGAGGCTGTCGATGTCTTGGATTGTTCCCAGTCCGAGAGCTTTCAGCTTGGAAGGGTCTTCAGACCCCATCACCGAAAGCTTGGTGAGTAGGCCACGATAATCGACATCTCCAGCCGCATTGGTGCTTTGCTTAACGAGGGTTTTAACCACATCGAAGTTCTCAAGATCAGCGATGTCTCCAAACCCAAGCTTCTTCATTGAACCTGGAGAGGTTCTTTCGATTCCATTGAGGTATCCGAGAAGCTTCTGGTTATCAATCTGGCCGTTCTTGCCAAGAGATTGAGTGGCAATGTACTGCTGCACCAGATTGTTGATTTCTGAGCGATCTGGAACGCCTTCAACCCCGATAGCCTTGAGATTGTCCATCAGGTCGGTGATTCCTCGGTAGTCGCTTGCGCTTGCACCTGATTTGACAACTGAAGACCCTATTCTTTCGAGCATCTTCTCGGGGGTCGCTTTTACGCCTGCAAAAGCGGATTCAACCAATGGATTTTCCCAAAGCTGACGTACTTGAGCGTATTTCTTGTTCGTATCGAGTAACTGCTGGGCAATCTCAGGTTGGAAAACCTGAGGAGCCTGCTCGTTGATCATCGTGGTGATGTAATTTGAAAGCTCCTTGGCCTTAGCCTTAGCTTTTCCACCATATGCCTCTGTAGAATACGCCCAGTTCTCTAGGTTGGATCGAATCTCGCGAAGTTCACCCAATGAAAAGTTTGAAATCACATCTCTCGATGCCATTCCGCCGGTTCCAGCGATAGGAACCTTCTCAGTCCTAGATGCCCCTTTAATAATGTCTTCAAGCCCTGGGAGTCCGGTCTTTGGGATAGAAGATTTGAGATCCATGACCTTATCGATCAAAGAAATGCCGGTTTCACCAATCGGAACATCGGGCCTGAAAAGCCTTTCGGTAGTCGGTATTGATTCGTACTGCTTCTCAAAGAAGCTGTCGGTTACCTGCTTGAGTCCCGGCGGCTTTCCTTCAGCAGGTTGGGTGATCAGATCCTGAATCTGGAAGCCCCTCTGAGCCGTATCAGCCGCACGAGGAACACCAGCCGGGAAAGCAGACTCGGTAGCCCGCGTCTCAGCCGATGCAATTCGTGGCCCAAGCTTTGATTGGATTTCCTTTTCGGTCTTAACACCGAGCCCTTCAACAAACGTGTTGTACGCAGCCTCAGCATCAGCAATGCGTGTTGCTGAATTTGCTTTATAGGCTTCTTGCTCTGCTACTTGAAGTTGTTTGGCATAGGTTTTCGCCTCTTCAACAGCACTGTTCAATGCCTGAGTGGCACTCGTGAAATCCTTTGAATTTCTCGTGATGTCTTCAACCTTGCCTAAACCAAGCAAAGCAACAGCGTCCTGATAGACGCGCTTTACGTCACCAGGTTGGCCAACTCCTTGGACTCCGCCAATCTGTAAAGCGACCTGCTCAATCTGACGAAGCTGATCGTCTTCGAGTTTACGAAGAGTTCCAGAGCTAATCTTTGATTGTGCGCGTTGAGCAAATGCAGCCGCTTCTGGAAACACATCGGTGAAGAGGGGTTTAATTCCAGCCTTTTCAACCGTTTCCGCTTTTGAAGCCCATTTTGAAAACAGTTTAGCAGCCTCTCCAGCAGCCTCTCCAGCAGTTTGAGGTGCAGCAGTCATTAACATTGGAGCAGCGGCCTCACGAGCTGCGCTTGGAAGATCCGTTACGGTTCCACTAACAACACCTCCGGCAGCAGCACCGGTTCCTGATAGGGCTGTATTGAGGCCAAGGTTTGCGGCTCTATATGCGGTTGAAGTGGGTTGAGCCGATTTAAGAAATGGAATGTATTTTGAAAGCGGAACACCCTTGAGAGTCGGGACAGCAGAGCTTACTGCTTCTCCTCCCATTTCACGAAATCTAAACGGCTTTCCTTCGTAGACGTTTTCGATTCCCTGTCTTACACCCGCTGAACCAAGACCCGTCAAAGCTCCAACTCCAGCCTGAACAAGCGGGCCAGCTCCACCAGTGGCAACGCCTGCGATTACAGAAGGAACAACAGTGACCGCTCCCTTCGCCGCCGCGATCTCAGCAGACGAACTCATTGGCCCGCCACCACCGCGCATTTCCCTCATCGACTGCATTCGCTCTTCCCGAGTAGCCTCCGGATTCGCAATGCGAGAGACCATTCCCTGCCTCTCTTTACGAAGCAGCGCATCAAGTTCTTCCTGCTCAGCAGGTGTAATCTCATCCATAGTTTTTGAAGTTAATGCTATTGGGTTCTGCGGGTTTTCCTAAGAAGCTCCTGTTTTCTAGCCTCTTCTTGTGGGGTTAAAGGAGAAGGGGCAAATATCTGCTTATAGTTGTTATACTCCTTCTTCTTATTTATCACACCAGAAACAACTGGATCGTTAATCGATTTGCCTGCATCCAGATAGAATGTAACTGGATCGTTTTCGTGAACACGATCAATAAACTGAATAGCTCTGTTAAAGAAGTCTTTATCAGAAGCAGTACCAAACGAAAGGTTTGCACTCCCTTGTTCTCCAGCAGTAAGAGACGCTCCGAATAGAAACTTTCTTGGACCTTGAACAAACGCTTCGTACTCCTGAACCAATGCTCTAGCCAGCTCTCTTTCAGCATTGTTTGAGAAGAACTTAGAACCCTGAGTATTAAGAGCATTCCTAATCGTACCAAAGTTGTTATCCTGGAACTTCTTCAAACCTCCAGGTTGTGATGCAGCGGCTGCAACAAGCTTGGCAAACCTGTTACCGATGGAAAGCGAGTCAGAGTATGACTTGACCTCTTTCAACTGATCGTTATCAAGCTTAGGACCAAGCCCCATAGTGGCCTGCCACTTAGGACTATCAGTTATCGATTTCCCAACTAGCGAAGCATCAGCGTACAAAGTCTGAAGGTTTTCAGGCGTTGTTCTCTGATCAAACGGAAGATTGAGAATGCCCATAGTACGAGCGAACGCATTTGATTGAGCTTCTTTGTTTTGAAGCGTCTTGCTTGTTTCCAACTCCTTGTTTGCTCGCGTAAGATACCCTTTTGCTGCGGAAGCTGGAAGCTTCTGAACATCCGCCTCAGACATTCCTCCAAAAGCCTTGAGACCCGGATACTGATTAAACAAATCAATGAGATTGGTTTTATCATCTTCCTGTCTCATTTGAGCAGGAATCTGGCTTTGAGATCGCATACGAGCGACTTCAATAAGACCCTTTAGTTGGCCAGCAGTAGCGTCTGGCGGAATGTAAGCTCCAGGAGCCAGAGCCTCATATTGAGCGCGGAGAGCCGGGGTCTGACGTTTCTCTTCGAGCGCAACCTGAGCCTCCTTTTCACCAAGATCAGCTTTCGCAGCAAGCTGAGCAGCCTGAAAAAACGGACTGGTTCTGTCAGCAAGTAGGGCAACTCCCTGCGGCGTCTGGCCAGCAGCTTCATTGTAAGCAGAGATGCGTCCAGATTGCTGCAAAAGATCTCGCTTGATTTTCTGCTTCCGAAGATCATCAGCCATTTGAGCAATGGTTGCATTCGGATCAAGCTCTGCTCCTTGTTGAATAGCATTTACGAAAAGCTGGCGTTTGATGGCCCGCTCCTCATCCCGCTTGTTGAACTCCTCCTGAAGCAACGCCTGACGCGCCCTAGCGGCCTCCTGAGCGCGTTGAGTGCCTCCGGTGATCTGGCCAGCCAAGCCGCCAGTCAGGACGTTGAAGATGTTGGAAGCGACACCAGGACGATATTTCGCCTGAGTCTCGATGTCTTCTGCGCTCGGATAATTGTAATTCGTAGCCATAGGTTAGTAGCCTCCAGCGAAAGTGTTTTTCTTGCGAAGTGTTCCGGGTTCGACGGGCATGGGCATTGCGCTGCGATCAGGATTGAGTTCGCTTCCAACGGGTTCTGGAACCGGAGGATTTCCGTATGCTTTCATTCGCTCTTCCAGACGGCGTTGGAGTTCATCCTGAATAATCTGCTGCTTCGCCATATCTCGCTGCTCCAGCTTGTCGTTCATTCCGCTGGCCTGACCGTAGATGCCTCCGGTCAGCAGGTTTCCGAGGCGTTCCATGATGCTCGGATCATACTTCGCAGCTTCGCGAACCAGCTCCGGGTTAGCGCGGAATGCCTCGGCCTCAGCGAGCTTCTGACGCTCAAGCTCCTTGTCGCGCCCGCTGAGGTTGTTGTACAAGCCAGCGGTGGCAAAGTTCGCAGCGTTCTGGAGGAAGTTCTCGAAAGCCATGATGATTACCTTCTCAAATCATTGAGCATGGATCGACCGGCCATGCGACCGTTCATCACGCGCATTGCGGCAGCGAGGATCTCATCAGGATCGTAATTGATGTATCCGTTGTACGGGTTCAAAGCCTCCTGCATCCGTCGAGCGGGAATCGGAACAGTGGTTGGTTCGACAATGGACGGAGTTGATGTGACCGAAGACCCCGGAAGGGTGATCGGCTTGGGTGGCTTTGGAGGAGTAACCGGAGCGACCGGAGCGACCGGAGGCTGACTCAGATCCAAGATCGGAGTCGATGTAACCGAAGATCCCGGAAGCACGATTGGAAGCCTGCCGGGAAATCCAACAAGCCCTGTTCCACCGGAAGTTACTACCGTACCATCCTCAAGCTTGATTGTAGTCGGAGGTGTTCCGGCTCCTGTAACCCCACCGGAAATTGGCGATGGAGTGTTGCCGGAATCAGGAGTAGGAGGTTTTAGGATATAACGATCAACATACTTCCATTGATCGTAGTCCATAACAGGGTCCAACATTCCAGGAGGAACTGGAGGAAGTCCAAACCTTGGAGGATCTGGAACATATCTCGGTTCTACAAAGTCAGGGTTTAGAACAACTTCAACAGGCAACCCAGTGTTTGGGTCCATTATTGTGGTTGAACTTGAGCTTAATTGTTCTGATGCAGTGTTTGTCTGAGGGGCAGGGGTTAGCGCATCAGGCTCAGGAGTTCCCGTTCCTGGCATGAACCAATAGTTTGATCCGGTATCGTTTGCCATAGCTCAAGCCTTAGGAACCAAGCTCTTGATCCGACCGATCATCCAGTTGGCCACCAACTTCTTCGCCTTCGGTTTATCCTTGAGCCACTTCGCGAACTTCTCCGCGTTGCTGTCGTAGAAGCTCTTGAACCAAGCGGGTCCAACGAGTTCCTTCCAGAAGTAGAACGCTTCCCACTGATCGGGAATGCACTCGCGAGCGACATAGCAACCAGCAGCACTTCCGAGTGCGCCGATTGCGCTAGTGACACCCTTGACGATGGCCAACGGAGAGTTGGCCTGCGAAGCCTCGAACGCGTTCTGGGCGTTCTGGAGCGCAAAGCTGGAACCGGTCTGAAGCAACTGACCAGGGCTAGCTTGCTGCATTCCCTGAATGTACTGAGGAGAAGCGAACGGAGACGCACCCTGCTGGAGTCCACCAAGTTGAGCGGCTTGCGAGACGATGGGCTGGAGACCCAGAGCGGACTGGATGTTGGCAATGTTCTGCTGCTGGGCACCCTGACGCTGCTGCTGCGAAGCCATCTGGCCCGCAAAGGTCTGTTGCTGGGCGGTGTTCCGCTGACCGGTGGCTGCGAGGATATTCTGGAACGATTCCTGAGCTTGACGATTGGCAACATCGCTCGTGGTTTGGCCGCTCTGGAGTAGGCCAAGAGCTTGCTGACGACGCTGGACATCGGCATTCGCAATAGCCTCACCCACCGCCCGCGCCTCGCGGAAAGCGGAAAGGTTGCCAAGGATATTTCCGGTAGCAGTCCCACGAGCGCGAACAGCTTGCTCGGCGGCTCGGATCATTGCGGGATCAAGCGTTCCGGCTTGAGCGAGACCGGCACTGATCTGGCGTTCGAGGTTGCTGCGGATGTTCGCTGCTTCGCCAGTATCCTGCGGGCCGGTAGGCATGCCGACACGCTCGTAGGTGGGGGCAGCGGGAGCGGTCTCGGCAATGGAACGCTGGCCAATATCCTGCAAGAACTTGTCGTAAAGCTTGTAACGCTCAGGATCAGCAGCAGAAAGCTCGGCCCTGCGTTGCTCGGCAAACTGAGTTCCGTACTCTTTTGCGAGATCGAGTTGAGCCTTGGTCTGTTCAGGGGCAAGAGATGCTAGTGCGCGAGCTGTTTCGCGTGTGGCATCGATGTCAGACATGCCACTGAAATTAACCGTTCGGTACTCACCGGTTTCTTTGCCGTTTTTGTAGATTGGAACCCGAACCTCTCCCCCAATCCGAGACGCTGCCTCGATCTGCCGTTGAAGCGGAAAGGTTTCAATCGAAGCCATGACAGCCTCGCGGTTTGCCGCCGCCATATCCGGTGCTTTATATGATCCGCCCATAGGAAATCCTTCGGTTCATTAGGAGTTTGAAGTATCTGTTGAAATCGTACAAACGGGAAACGCCTCTGCTGAATCCGCCCACCTTGGTGACCTTATCTGAACAGACAGTCATCATGGCCAACCAGAGAGTCTGAACAGCTTCCGGTTCCACCCCAATTACCATCTCGATCCAAGCGATGTGGCCATCAGGGAAGTTGTTGTTGATGTCTTCCGCTTCATCGATTGAGTTCAGGAAACGAACAGCTCCGACACCAATGCACTCGCCCTTCTCATTCTTGATGATTCCGATCTGCTTCATCTTGTTGAAGATGCCGATCCAGTTCAGGAGCTGATCATCGTTCCATGTGGAACAAGTTGGCCAATGAAGCCTGAGCAGCTTAGCTGCTTCGATGATAGACGGATGTGCGTTCATTGCTGAGGACGCACGGAATCGACGAATCCAGAGAGAATGGCGGATTGGAATGACAGGCGACCGCCCGAATTGGTTTCAACCTTAAATTGGATCGAGTTCCATCGGCCCTTGCTGATGAGGTTGTAGGCTTTCAGGAACTTCTGAGAACTGGTGATGCTCAGGCCGGAATCAATCGTGGAGAATGTTCCAGTCATGTCCTTGGCGTAGGAAACGGTAACACCGGTATTCTGGGTGGTGTACGGGTTGTCGAACGCGAGCTGGATGCTGTACCCGATCTTGTCGGGGATGGGTTCCCCAAGGTTGTAAGCCTTGGTGGTCACCGAGGACTGGTATTGCGAGCCACCATCCAAATAGGAAGAAACCGGTGTTGGTACGGTGCGAGTGTTTGGCAGGTAGTCGTTGAATGACCAGACCTGATTGCTTCCCGAAGACACTGCGGTCATGTCGCCAGCGAACATCAGCACAGGGCCAAAGCTTGAGAACGATGTGGCAAAGAAGTCGTTCACCTGCCAGTTGTCCCAGTATCCAAGCCAAGAGCGGGCCAGTGAGTGGTATACGATGATCGCGTTATTCCGAGGGATCAGGTCTTCGAGTTCAAGATGGTAACCGTTTTCAAGAAGCATCGCATACTCGTTTTCGAGACCAACACCGAACGGTCCCTCCTGAACGAACGGAACTGCGAGCAGGTATCGGTTATTCCAGAACACACCATCGCAGAGTTCGAGGCGCGTCTTATCAATGCGGCTGATGAGATCGTTAATTGGGCTGCTGAGCGCGAGTCCAACGCTGGTCTGAGTACCCGCTTGGATCTGGGCCATCGAGCGGATGCCGTCACGAGACAGGAAGAAAACGTCAGCACCCACCGCAGCAATGGATCGGTGCGAGGAGCAGCCGATGTTTCCGCTGACGAGCGAGATAGACCAATCAGCGGGATCTGCCGTGGGATCGGCATCCACAGTCCAGATGGACCGCTCCTTGAACACGAGCAAGCGGTATCCGAACCACGAGTAGAGACCACGAATCGGATCACCATCGCCACCAACGCGAATGGAACCAAGCGGGTCCCAAGATTCACCATCGAGAATGTCCGAGAAATAAAGGGTATCGGGAGGAACCGTGGTATCTGCCGAAACGCACCAGAGACGATTGGTATGCGTTGTGAGATAGAGCGGCTTGGCGGGGGCGGCGAGGGATACGAATGCGACCGCGTGGGACTGGTTTGCCGGTGAGATCGAAACCGTAGGAGCCGTGATGTAACCGCTGCCGGGGTTCGTGATGGTAATCGCAACTAGGTTGCCATCATTGGCCACAATGGCGGTGGCCGTAGCGGTTACACCGCTTGGCGGAGCCGATATGGTGATTGTGGGAATCGAGTTGTGACTTGAACCCTGCCTGATGACATCGATGCGGCTGATCTTACCGGCAGCGATGGATGCGTTCGAGTTAGAGCTGTTGACATAACGCAGTGCGCTATAGCCATCCGCGTAGAACAGCTTCTCGTTGAGCTGGGCGAAGTAGACGTATCTCGCGAGAGGATTGATCGTAGATCCGCTGATGACGTTGTACGAAATACCAGGAGATCCGTAGTACAGCAGATTGGTGTTCGCGTTGACATCATTCAGCGCGATTACCAGACGCTCTGAGGCGGACGTATCAAAGTAGAAGCCAGAGTAGACTTGGCAGTTGATTGGAAGGTTGGAGGCGAAGTTGCCGGTGGTTGCCTCCCAGTTTGTGATAACAGCTTCCCAGTTGGTGGTGATGCTGTTTCCAACCAGTGAAACGGACCCGAGACGAGTGACAAGGTTTCCAAAGTCATCGTAGTCCATGTTGATGGCCGACTCCAAGCTTGTGGCCGGAATGGCATCTGGACGAGTAGCTGAAACGACACCAGTACTGAACCCATTGCTTCCATCCAGAAGCATCTGGTCGTCGAGTGCGTCTGAGGATTGGAATGGCATTAGGTGATGTCCTGAAAGGTATAGTCGTAGAGGCTGTCAGGAATGATGCGGCTGATCTGCTGCTGCTGACCGCGTTCCATGTCCTTCATAATGGACACCTGAGCAGCACCCTCTTGGAACTTGGCTTGGGCCTTACCGTACTGCCGAGAGTATTCGAGGAGATCGCCTTCGGTGTAGGCCATCAGTGCATTCTCAACACCGTGCAGCTCGAAGTTGCTGTCGTTGGTGATGGTCTGAGCCTCACCGAACTGGCGCATCTGCGACTGCTTCTTGCCAAGGATGAAGAGCGTTCCATTGACGTTGGGAACTGGGATGAGCTTGATCCTCGGGACACCGGCCAGTCCGTAGGCAACGTCCATGTTGCGGACCCAGTTCACGAAGTTGTTGGGCGTGGACTTACGGCTATCGACGTTGTTCCAAGTATTGGGATCGAGCTGAAAGAACGACACCCACTCAGCGGACGGGATTTCGATGCCATCGGTATCGCCATCAATCGTGAACTTCGCGGCCACCGGGAAGTCCATGTACATGTTGTACCCAGTGTTCGACGAGTAGGTGCTGGTGATGAAGGTGCTGATCGTATTGATCTCATCACCGTCAGTGATCGGAATGGAGGTAACGCCAAGGGTATCGTTCCACAGGCACGAATCCCAGATCATGGAGTAGCGGCGGATACAGAACTTCTTGGCCAACGTGAGCGTGGCCGAGTCCGTGAACGACAGCTTATCGCAAGCTGCTTGCGCTACTTCAGAGGGTTTCATTAGGCGAAGTATTCCTGAGCGGTGATCGTCGAAGTAGTGCTTTGCTGGACGGAACCATTTATGTTGAAGTTCAAATACAGGTCACTAGATCCATAAATGTGAATCTTGTATGTAACAGCAGAGGTGGTATTGGGTGAATCAAGAAACTCTATCTTAACATTGCTGATCGACTCAATCTCGCCGTCTTCGTAGCTGGCAGAAGCGATTCCAACTATTCCAGTACCAGTGCTTGTTCCAATCTCAGTTCCGTTTCTAGTTAGCCTGAAAACGCAGTTTTTGGAATCACCGGTTAAAAACGAATAGTTGATAACGGCAGAAACAAGAATGTTTGAACTGCCGCTTCGTGGAGTAATAGAAACCGATATTACATCAGCACCAGATCCAGTGGTATTTGCCTCAATGCTTGCTCTGGCTTTGTTTGGAGTCTGCTTACATTGAGGGGAGTTCGATGATGTCTGAACAAACTGACTGGAGTTGGAAGCCCGAAGTATTCCAGTCGAATCAAGAATGATAACCTTATCGGTATCTGTATCAACATTCTGAGTGGTGATGTTCGGGAATGTAACAACATTCGCGTTCACCGTCAGGAGATCTGCGGCAGCATTACCAATAGTGCTATTGCCGTTTACCGTCAAGTTACCACTTGCGGACAAAGACGTTCCGCTAATAGAAGAGCTAGATCCAATCGAACCGGTTACAGTAAGGTTGTTCGATATGACAGTAGCACCAGTAACATCGAGGGTGCTATTGATTGTTAACGGATTGGCGAATGATACGTTTCCAAAAAACGATGCATTTCCATTGCATGTGAAGGTTGAGCTGAATGTTACCGATGAAGCAGTAAGGCTTCCGGCAAACGAACTTGATGCGGCGGCGTTGGTTTGGACGATGTTTCCAAACACGGACAGATTACCCGCGCTCGTGGAGATGTTGCTGGTGACCGCGAGGGTGGACGAGAGATTGGCGGCACCAGTGACTGCCAGAGTGGACGAGAGAGTAGTAGCACCGGTAACGGTCAGGGTGGATGAAAGATTGGTGGCACCGGTCACACCGAGTGTAGAACCGATGGTGGCCAACCCAGAGACTGCGAGGCTCGAAGCCAGTCCGGTGGCACCCGTGACATTCAGGGTACCGACAATGTTGGCTGCGGTTGTGGAGAGCTGGAGCGCGGAATCGGTTCCGCCGCCATCGCTGATGCTCCTGAGACTTCCGGTAAGACTGGCGTTGTCGGAGGTCTTGAGTAGGCCAATGTATGTTGATGCGACTGAACTGCCTGTAAGTGGGGTTGCCATACTATTCCTTCGGTAGTGCGTACCATCCCTCGTGGATTGTCACGCGGTTTTGAGACTTGGTTGGGTTGCCCTGGGCATCTTTGACCCAGACGCGAGCTTTTACGTCCTCAGCGAGGCGTATAGGCTCACCGTGGGGCACCATCACCACTCTTGTTGAGCAGCTTGCGCTCAGAATCAGCAATGCGATCCAGTAGCTTCTTTTTGAGTTCTGGATCGGGTTTTGCATCCTCTGCGGTGTAGGGTGTTTTCGCAAGCCATACCAGCCACTTGAGAATGGCTGATACGATTTGCTCGATGACGTTCATTCAGCCTTCTTCTTATCAGCGTCCTTGGCCATGATGAGTCCGAATCCAATGGTCACGGCGGTGATGGTGGCTGCGATGTCCATGTTGGTGGAGGGGTCTCCATCGAAGAGTGCTTTGAGTGCGCCTCCGATTGCGACCATGATTGCGCCGACACCTGCGAGAGTAGTTTTCCAGTTCATTTTTTGAGGGCTTTGTAGAGTCCGATTGCTGCGGCTATAAACGCCAACAGAGCGGCCCCGAATCGGAACCACTCTGTTAACTGAGGAAGCAGTGATACCGCACCAGCAGCGGCAGCGGTTGCAAGTGAAATTCCAAGCCCGCTGCTACTGTTGGTATCGGTTGTCATTGCTCGGGTTTAGGCTGTGCGGCTGCGATGATGAGGTCGGCCAATGGCACTCCTACCTTTGCATTCTGGAAACCGCCAGCTTTGATGGCGATGTCGATGAGTTGGAGGAGTTGATTGGCCTGCTCAGTGGTAAGTTCAATTTTAATCATGCCGACGGAGCATCCGAAACAACCGGCTGTTCGTCAACAGCGGCGACAGGAGTTTCCGCATTGACGAGCGGCGGCTCCACCTGCGGAACGATTTCCACCGGAGTCACCCACGGCAGCGGCGGAGCGATGATCGGCGGGTTGATCTGGTCGTTGATCTGCAACGAGACGTTCGCTTCGATGGCCGCTTGATCGACGCCATTAGCGAAGCACCAGTCCAGCACCTGCTGCTCGGTCAGTTGATCGTACGGCGTGAACGAACCACTCGGCGGAGCGAATGAGGTCGATCCGTAGCAAGTGCCGCTGTA